ACAGCTACTGCAATATTACTTCCGCCATTGTTACAAGGTCCATTTCCACCCCCACCTATGCCAATACCCAAAGATATACCGCAATTACCGGGTCTTCCACCAAGTCCATTAAATATGCCTGTTATGGAATCTATAATACTTCCTATTCCATCTATAATACCGCCTATAAAATTACCCGCAGCATCAAAAACTTGACCTATAATATCAGTTATTCCACCTATAATTTCTCCAATTGCTTTTCCTAAAGAATCAATTATAGTGCCTAAAGCATCTATTACTGAACCTATAGCACCCATTACTGCACCTATTGCGTCAGCAATTGTTCCCACAACTGCATCTATTACTCCTCCAATTGCATCAATTATACCACAAGCAATATCGGTAATTGTAGAAAATATATCACCAATAAATCCCACTATTCCACCTATACCTTCTGCCAATCCACCAAAGAAATCACCACCACTTCCAAAATTGCCCAATCCACCCAATAACCCACCGATTCCTTCTCCAATACCACTAAATATACCACCAACTGCACCAGTTACACCATCAACTATACCACCAACTGCTCCGGTTATTCCACCAAGAACTCCTGCAATACCAGAAACATTGTTTGTTAAGGTTGCTGTATTTTCTGCAACATTAGTCAATTGTCCAATATTACCAGAAGCAGAGCCTAATTGAGACTGTAATCCTCCTAAATCACCAGATGCCAGACTTAAACTACCAGAGGCTTCATTTAATTTTTCTAATTGACCTTCTAAATCTGTAACTGCACCAGTTAAAACGGATGCTGGAGTCTTACCATTTATTGTTTTTGTCCAAGAACCCATTGAACCGGGGACATAAACAAATTGTTTGTCTGGCAAACTTGCTGTTTTTGCTTTTGACGCGGGTGACGCATTCATGGCTTTTGGTGCTGATGGTCCATTTAAGTGAATAACACTTCCGGTTTGTAGCAATGGTCCAGAAGAATTTAAACCGATTAGACCATCAGAACTTAGTTTTAGTATACCTTTACTTAAAATATCCATCATACCATTTGAAGTCATTTTTAGTTGACTCGAAGTAAAAATATCAGTTCCTGCTAAACTTGTTATTTTTAAAGTTGATGATGAATGTAAATCAAAATTTGATAGTGAATTTATTTTTGCTGATCCCACTATAGATGTATCTAAATTACCACTTGCAAAAATTGCTATATTTCCTTCTGTAAATATGTCCAAATTACCTGGTGCTATTTTAATTTTAGTTGGTCCACTAACACTTAATTCTTCATATTGATCTATAAAACTTCTTCTTCCTTTTTCTACCTTTAAATGAGATTCACCATGTATTAACTGGTGGTGATTTAGACCAACTTCTATTCTCATATCACCTTTTTCTACTAATGTTTCTGAATATCCATTCGTAATCCATTTGTTATCAAAATCACCATCAATTCTTATATCTCTATTTCCGCCAATTTCATTTACAACATCTTTGCCAACAACTACATGCATTTTACCAGTTACTTCTAAATTATAATCACCATTAATAAAATGATTATAATTTCCTTTTTCTTGTTTTATGTTTATGTCACCCTTATTCATAAGTAAATTAGCATCACCATCTTCTAATTTAATATTACAATTTCCTTTTTTAATTAAAAGATTTACATTTGCATTTTTACCAACTTCAATATCAAAATTTACATTTTTAGAAGGAGTATTTTCCAATTCATCTTTATTTACAACTATCTTTAATGCTTTGTCTATATTTACATTACAAAACCCATCAATGTGTATATAATCATCTCTAAAAATAGTTGTATATCTATCTCTTACTACTTTTACAACTTTATCTCCATTTGGGTGGAATTCGTCAAATGTTCCGGATCTATGAAATACATGTATTCTTTCAGAACCAGGAGTATCATCCAATTCTAATATATGACCAGATTCTGATTCTATAATTTTATTATATGGATAAACATTATCGGTAAAAATACCTTTAACCTTGCCATAAGGTGTATCTGGTTCATTCCACTTGCCCTGTGTTTCTGTTAATGCCATATATTTCCTTTAAATTGTTTACTTACAATCCTTACAATCACAATCTCCACAATCATTATTTTCAATATTCTTTCCTGTGATATTTGGAGGCACTATATTTATTGCGTTTCCATTTGGATCTATGTTTACTATATTTCCATTTGAATCTGTTATTATTGTATTTCCATTTGCATCTACAATACCTCTGCCTAAAATAGTATTACCATTTATATCTCTCAATACAACATTTCCATTTGCATCTATTTCTATCAATTTAGTATTTTCTTTAGAATTGATTTCTGCCAAATCTTCTTCTCTTTGAGAAGTCTCATTTGCCAATTGTACTTCTTTAGCCATTTGTTGTGTATAAGATTCATATTTGTCAGATTCTATTCTATTGTTTATATCATTAAAAGGATTAGTAGTTACAAATATTTCACTAGGTGAAACTGAAGTTCCATTTGAAGATGGTACATAATCACCAACATCTCCTTGATTAATAATATCTTGTTGCAGTTGAGTATTATTAGAAGGAGTAACATTTTTACTTGTTAGATCTCTGATGTTTTCCTTTATTGAATTTACGGCAGAAGAAACATTACTCATATTGGTATTATAACAGTTTGATCCTCCTGATATTGAAAATGCCGAAGCAAAAGAAGCAATACCTCCTATAGAACCTCTGCCTGACGAATAAACAGGAGTTCCATTTGCATTTGTTGGACCATCTTTAAATTGTTTATAATTTTGTTTTGTTGAGGGTTTAGATGATGAATCAACACCATTATATCCTTTTGCTAATCCTTTGTTTGTTCCTTTATTAACTCCACTTTTGTTGATTATACCTGTTTCAAATTTATCAAAAATTATATCTGCAACAGGAACACCCATATCTTTTGTGCCACCATCTTCCCTAGTAGTTGTTTTTACACCAACAGAAGTAGTGTCTAATCTACTTTTGTCATTTATCCCTAAAATATTTGTATCGGGGGTTCCATCTGGATTTGAAGTTGCATCAGCACCATAATTTGACCTCGGATATGTTGAATTATTTGTAGCAGTTTCGAGTTGCGCACCATGCTGATCACCGTCTTTTCCTTTTCCATTTGGATATTCTCTTTTCTTGAAAGAATTATTTGGTGCGTTACCTCTTTCTTCATAACTTCTTAAATCTTTAAATCCTGTTCCTGAATTTTCAGTTACTCCTAAATTTATTCCAATTAAACTTAAAATATCTAAACTTTTTGCATTTAATCCACTTATCGAACCAAGAACCATAGGAATTTGGTAAGAACCAGGATCAGTAAAAAATCCAAGAACCCATGAACCTTCAACCAATCCAATTGGCGTTGATCCTATACCACCCAATCCTGCAGAAGTTATACTTTGAACAGGAGTTGCCCAAGGTAAGTCTTTTGTGGGAATTATATTTTTATCTTCATCATGGTAACCAAGAACACGAACTCTAACTCTACCAAGTCTCAGAGGATCTTTTCTATCTTCTACAACACCAAAAAACCACGCAAAACCATCTTTTCCTAAAAACCCATTCATATTCCTACTCCAGGAAACAAATCTTTAATTTGATTTACTTTATCTGGAAAACACTGTCCTGCTTCATTGCATAATTGTTCTACACCAGTTAATCCTCCTAATTCATCAACACTAAGTTCGCCAGAAATGAGACCTGTTAATTTATCTGCTGCATGATCTGCATTATCTGAATATTCAGAATCTCTTCGTAAAGAAAGTGTAGTTCTCAAATTAAAACCTATAGTATCTCCTTTATTTTCCAAAGTATGTTTAATCCTTGTTATTAAAAATTTGCCAGTAAAATAAGGATCTCTTGATTCTTTATTTCCTACAAAATCTACTTGGGGTCTTGAAAAGAAAACAACATCTCCTAAACTTATACCAACATTTCCTTTTATTTCTACATCTATTCCAAATTGATCCATTGCTGACATCGATGCTACTCTTTGTAGTAGCCATTTATCCACACCATTAGCAGGATTATCTGGATTTCCGGGTTTTTCACCTCTAGAATACAATTTGGTTGCTTTTGCATAATATTTTAATACAGTTTCTGGATTTTCATAAACTTGATTGACAATAGAAGTTTCCGGAGAAAAATTAGGATCTACTAATTGCCTATCATACAAATGATTTTGCTTTTTAAATAGATCATTATATGTCATTGTATATTTTGAATATTTTTTTCTAGTAATATCAAAAGTTATACAAGTTGAAGAATACATTCCCTCTTTAATATTATTAAGAGGAGAAAATTCTTTTGCTATATGTTGTAGCCCTTCAAATGATATTTTTTGATTTATATTTCCAGATATTACGTTATTATCTGGCATCATTCTCATTGTTATTCCATTATCTTCTTTAGTGCCAATAACTGGATCTTTTTTCATAAGAGATCCTATGCTGGTAAAATGATAGACCCTATCAATATCCTCATAGAAAACAAAATTATGATCTTGCGTATATGCTCTGCTAGTTAACCACATTATGGCTTGAATTGGTGAAAAGTTTGGTATTATTACTTTTTGAGAATCTTTCGTTTCCTCATCAATAGAAACATCTATCGAAAGATATTCTTTTGCTATATTAGAAACTATAGAACTTATTTTATCATTATAAGATTTATGAACTTTTTTAAATTCATTTATAAACATTTCTTTTGAACAAAAATGAAAGACGGTTACTTGTTTGAAAAGTGCTTGTTCACCTGTACTTTCCAATGGTAACATTGAAACTTTATATATGTAAAATTTTTCAGCTTTTAGTTCATTTTCTCTTGAAACAGGAAATGTTTTAGTTGAAAAAGAAAACAATAATTCCTCTCCTTTACCAACTATGCCTCCTCTAAAATTTTTTGTTACTCTATTAGAAGGCATATCAATTATTGTAATATCACCAGTAACAAATGGATCATATAAACTTTGATATATGTTTATAGAAGTAGTAACTTCCGTTACATCAACGGACATATCTTCAGATTTAATTACTATACTTCCTAGACTTTCTAAATTTATCATATTATACCATTAAATTACTATATTCTTTTTCAATTCTCAATGCTACTTCAGGTAGTGGTAAAAATATCAATCTTTTTTTATCATTTAATTTTATTTCATATTCATAATTTGTAATAACATCATTACTCACACCATTTATATATCCCTGTAAATAACCTAGAAGAGGATCTATGTATATTCCATTTTGTTCAAAGTGATGCAATGATTCTTGTTCGTACAAATTAACTCTTCCAATATTTGCTATTATGTTACTATTTCCTTCAAATGATATATTCTGATTCGTAGAAAATGAACCAGATAATTGTTTTATTGTCAGTTTACTCAAAGAAGGATTCCAGTCAATAACTTCTGCTTTTGTATTATTGACTCCTGTTCTTGTAATAATATTACCTTTTTTTATATCATAATTGTTTATTGTATCTAATTTAAAAAATAAAGAAGAAAGACCACCATATTTTGTTTTAACATATGAATCAAAAGCAATGGAAGAAAGAGGCCAATCATTATAAACATTTTTCATTCCATTTATAATCATTACAATCCAAGAATATGATTGTTTTTTATATAATTTTAAAGATATTGATTCTGGTGTATCACCTTCTCTGATATAATATTGTATTGAGTATTTACTATTTTTATAAATGTCAAATGAACTCGGGTCTAAAGTAGAAAAAATGTCAGTTACTTGAACCGTGTTTCCGTGTTTATCAGTTTGAGTTATGTAAGGATGCTTTATAAAAAACATTTTATCTTTCTACAAAATTAGGGGGTGTTGCTGCTGGTTGTTCCAAATAATAAGGAATATCATTTGGTGTTGGTGCGGCTATAAGAGGAGGCGGATCAGTTTGGAAAGAAGGTGAAGATAGTTTTTTTGGTTTATTATAAACAACACCTTCTGAAAGCATTCTATAATAACTAAATGTAATTTGTTGTTTTACGAAATCATTATCATTTGACCAAGAATAATCTATAGATGCTATGTTTGTTGGATATGCTCCCAAAAATTGGGTATTATAAATTTTTTGGTATGAAACGTCAATCTGACTCAAAACTATTAGAGAGTTTCGAGTATAATTATCATAATATTCAAACCCATTATTTACATCATAAATATATTCTTGCCAATTTAAAAAGAATTTTCTTTCTCTAAATCCTTGACTCATTCTGAAAGTTAGGGTTAAATCGTTACCATAATCTAATTGATAAGGTAAACGAACAATTGGTAAATTATTTAATTTAAAATCACTTGTAAAAAAAGATTGATTTGGTAGTCCAGCAGATTCACAAACAAATCTAAAACCATTTCTATCATTTAAAGATGAAATCGTATTATTGTTTATGAACGGTGGAAAAAGAGTGACAAAGAATCTATTTGTTCTATAGTAAATACCTGCATCAACTAAAAAATTAGCAAACTCTGTTTGTGGTGTTCCTGTTATAGGATTAAAAGAAGCAATTGGATCATTTTCTTTTAATGATCCAGCAGATATTCTATCTGTTAATCCCTGAAATGTTTTTATTGCATCAATTGCACCAAGTGGTCCGTATGGTTGCATTAATTGGTCCCTAATGTTTTTTCAGTTATTATTTTAAATTCCCAGTTTTGTTTTTTAGCAAATTCTACAGCAGCATCCCATTTTGAATTATTTATCAACCAAGTTTTACTTTCTTTTAAAAATGTTCTTTGTTTCTTATTTTCTGAATCTTTTGGTTTTACACATTGTCTTGATGGTTTTACTTCTACAAGGTAAACTTTAGTATTTCCTGTTTTTTCCTTCACTTCAATAACAAAATCTACAAAATATCTATGAACTCTATTATCTATGGGAGAGATATAGGGAATAGCAAGTTCCTCTGATGACCATTTCAATATATTGCAGTTTTTATCACAAAAAACCATAAACCTTCTCTCCAAAAGAGATCTATATACGATATTGTTGGGGTTCCCAACATATTTTTCTGGATTTTCAGGTTTATATTTTCCTTTATATGGCATATAAATAAAAAGAACAGAGATCTTTACTATTTATCAAGAAAATGACAGAAATAAATCAACAAAACATTGCTAATTACTCAAATCTTGTTCCACTAGATCAAACAGCAGGTGTTATTCCAAATTTAACGGAACTGACTGATGCTTTTGATTTGAATCAGACATTACAGCCTTCTATTATTCCAATAAATTCCGCAATTGAGAATTTAGCAAAAGCACAAAAACAAGAATTACCAGAAATAGACAAAAACAGCAGCGAACAATTAGCTTTTACTAACGAAACTTCAAAACTAAGAGATTGTATGGTTTTTATTCTTTATTCCCCATCCAGTAATGAAAATCCAAATCTTTCAAACTCACCAGTTAATTTAAATAGACAAGCATTTGAATCGGGTTCAAGTGTTTTAAATAGTATAGGAAATACAATAAGCGATTATACTCCTGAAGCAATAAAAGATGCAACAAGTGGAATAACCGAAGCCACTAATAAAGCATTACAAAATAAAGATACTAGCGGTCAAATAGAAGAATTGAACAAATCATTTTACAATGAAGGTTCCGGAACAAATAAGTCCAAAACTATAATTTTACCATTACCAAAACAAATATTTGATTCGCACAATCATAATATTGATGCATTTTCAAATAATCCAATTATACCAATTGCAGGTATTGCTTCAAAATTACTTGATTCAGCAACCGGATCCGTTGGTGATAAAGCAGGAACTAGAAAATATTCTATTCCAGGTTTAGGAGATTTTATTTCAAATAATATTCAATTGGGACTAAGAAAAGCATTCAATCCAGCAGTTGAAACTTTATATCGTTCACCAACTCCTAGAAATTGGCAATGGAACATTGAATATAGTCCAACCAGTCAAGAAGATGCTAATAACTTTATAAAAATTGTAGAGGAATTAAAACAACATTCTTATCCAACTCTTGATGTTGGTGGTATATTATACACTTTTCCAGGAACTATTGATTTTTATTTTAGAATTAATGAAGAAGAATCAAAAGTTCTTCCGAGAAGTTTGCATAAATGCTTTATCAAAAGTGTTCAAGTCGATTATACCCAACAAGGATTTTATGCACACTTTAAAGACGGAAATCCAATAACTATAGTCTTAACATTAGACATAGCAGAAACAAGACTCATCAGTAGATCAGATTTGGATTCTAACTTAGATGAAAAACCAACACAACCAGATATTGAAGAATTAAGAGAAAACGCAAGACAACAAGGTGGATTACCATATTAATTAAGGAGTAAATAATGATTGATTTGAAAAATTTAGTATCTTTACCAACTTATACAACAAAAATACCATCGACTAATAAAAATATTTCATTTAGACCATTTGTTGTCAAAGAAGAAAAAATTTTATTAATTGCTTTAGAATCAAAGGATGATTCCCAAATAATTGGTGCAATAAAAAATATATTTAACACATGTTTTTCTGAAAAACTTAATATAGATGAAATGCCTTATTTTGATATTGAATATTTGTTTATTCAATTAAGAATGAAGTCTATGGGTGAAGTTGTAGAAATAATAGTAAAAGATCCAGAAACTAATGAACGATTCGAAACTGAAATGAAACTTGAAAATATAATCGTAAAGAATCTTCCAGAAAAAATAAACACTACTATAAAATTAAATGACAACTTGGGGGTCGTGATGAGATACCCATCTATTAGTGAATTTATTGAAATAGAAAAACATGAAGGTTCAAGAACAGAAATTCTTTTTGATTTAATAGTAGCATGCATTGATAAAATTTTTACAAAAGATCAAGTTATAACAACTAAAGAAAAATCAAAGCAAGAAATAAAAGAATTTTTAGAAAACTTACCAAAAGATATGTTTTTAAAAATTACTAAATTTTTTAATACATTACCTAAAGTAACATATGAAGATGAATATATCACTCCGACAAAAGGAAATAAGATACCAATATTAATAAATAGTTTTGAATCTTTTTTCGAATAATGCTCTCGGTCGAAACTTTAAAAATAATGTATGAAACTAATTATGCATTGATCGAGAGCAAAATATTCAATATTGAAAATTTAGAAGAAATGTTGCCATGGGAAAGAAGAGTTTACATTGGATTACATATTAAAAATATTCAAGAACAAAAAGAAAGAATGGAGCAGGTGAGAAGAAAAAATAAAATAAAGGGTTGATTAAATGCCGGTAACGGAAGATAAAGAAAAAATTTTACAAGAAATAAATAAAAAACTAACAGGTACTTCTAAAATAGTAGAATCTTTATTTCTCTTAACGAAAAAAGAACAAGAAAACAACTCAATAGAAATAGCAATTCAAGAAGAAACACAATCAGAAAATAAAAAAAATATAAATGAAGAAAAAACTTATAGAATAAAAACTACTAAACTTTTAGAAGAAATAAAAGATAAAGAAATTTCTTCTAATTCTAGTAATCCTCCGGGTCTAGGATCTTTATTGGCTGGACTTGGGGGATTGGGATCTTTATTGGCTGGACTTGGGGGATTGGGACTAGTAATAGGCGGTCTTACTGGAGTAATAACTGAATTAACAAATTGGTTCAAAGGTGAAGGTACTGATATAAAAGACAAAGGAGCCTTAGAAGCAGGAAAAGGGGGTGCTGCAGCAATAGGTGCTACTAGTAGAGGTGCAAGAGCAATTAGTCCTTCACGAATGGTTAAAAATTTTATAACAGGAAAATCTATACTTACTCCATCAAAAGACACAATATATGCAAAACAAGCTACAACAGAAGCAAAAACAGCAATAACCGGAGTTAAACAACCAGGAGCAATAGGAACAGAACCAAAGGCTACAGGAGTTAAACAACCAGGAGCAATAGGAACAGAACCAAAGGCTACAGGAGTTAAACAACCAGGAGCAATAGGAACAGAACCAAAGGCTACAGTATCAGAAAGAATAAGTGCTGGAAAGAAAGCAACAACGGCTAGTGTAAAATTTGGTGCAGTTACCGGTCTTCAAGCGGGCAGAACTGCTGGTATTGGTGGTCTTATAACTGGGGGAACTGTTGGTGCAATGTCGCTCTTTGATGAAAATCTATCATGGAGTGAAAGATTACAACAAGCCGGCGGAGCTTTTGGTAAAGGAGCTTTAACTGCAGGATTAATAGATTTAGGAATGACTACAACTTCTAGTGCATTCAGTGCTGCTGGTTTGAGTGGATTGGCTAGAGCGGTTCCTATTGCGGGTTGGTTGTATGGAGTAGGAGACCTTCTTTATAGATCATATGCTGCGAGTGATTGGGCTAGATCTATTGCAGAAAATGAAATGATAGAATCTGGAACAAAAAATATAAAACAAACACAAGAACAAGTGGATGTTATGGGACAGGATGCATTGAGATTAATGAATGAGGGAAAAGAAAATGAAGCAAAAGTTATTGAAGATAGAGCAGTAAAATTAATAGAAAATGCTCAAAAGAATTTATTTGCTATACACAATGTTGTTAAAACACATCAAAAATTAGATGAAGTTGTTGATATTGATCTTGCTTGGGGCAAAGGTCAAAAATATAGCATTCAAGATGTAAATTATTTAATAGAAACATTTAAAGAAGCAAAAGACTTAAATAATGCAAATGAATTTTATTCATATTATAATAAAAAAGGTGCAGATGAAAAAACTAATTCTATTTTAAAAAGTATGGGTCATGATAATGTTTTTGCTTTAATAAAATCTGGACCAGAAATTTTGAAAGATTATAATACAAATTTGTGGGCACGTCCACAAGAATATTATGAAAAATATAAATCAGATTTTATTGATGTTGAAAGAGAAGAAGGAATAAAAAGAATGAAAAGAGAAAGTGCAGGTAGTAGATCTGTAATAACCGGACCAAAATTTGCAAACGAAGGAATCATAAAAGGAAGCCCATCTGGTTCATCTATAATTGCAGGTGAAAATAGAACATCCGAAGCGGTAGTTTCAACAAAACCAAATACAGTAACAGAAAGTATTGGAAATAATATTTATAATATTATAAAAGAAAAGGCAAACACAGACATAACAACGACACAAAAAGAAGCAATAATGATGAATTCTGTATTGAATAAAATTATTCAAGAATATAATGATGTTTACAAAATTTCCCCTATTATTGGTTCATCTTCAAATTCTGCATCACCAACAATAGTTAATAATTTTGTGGGTGGAATGTCGTCAGGTAATTTACAAGAAACAAATGCAAGTTTCAATCAACAAGGACTAGTTGCTTCTAATACTGAAACAATTCTACAAAGAGTATATTTAGAATCGTATAAAGCAGCACTTCTATAAAAGAAAAGAGCCAGCGTTTAACTGGCTCTTTCCCTTACCTCTTTTTCACACTAACTCACTCGTCATCACTAGTAAGCTTCTCGAAGTAGGACATTGCATCCTCTTCCTCAGTTTCCTCTTTAATCTTCTTCTCAGCCATCTTTACTGGCTTTGAAGTCTTTGGTGCAGAGTACTTGAGTTCAGTCTCAGGCTCAAAATCCTCATCACCCATCTCTTCTGCCTTACTCTTACCCTCTGGGGCAGACTTGAGAACACTATCCAACTTCTTTGACAGTTCATCGTAAGACTTGAAGTTCTCTGGCTTGAGGAAGTCTTGCAACTTGTGCTGCTTGCTCCATACATCTTCCAACTTCTTATCATCACCACCGAGAAGAGGAGCAGCAACATCGAATTCGCTCTTGTCGTAATTAACATAACCTGCGACCTTACGAATCTTCAACTTGAAGTCAGCACCCTTCCAGTAATCAAAGACATTGGTAGGAGTCTCATCAGCAAACTCAGGCTGCAACTTCTCCATGATCTTGTCAAAGATCTTCTTACCAAACTTGAAAAGGAATACCTTTCCATCGTTGGCAGGATTCTT